AGACAACAACACAAAACGATATAGACTCCGCTTTCGGTAATGGTATGAATTGTGTTGTTGTACTACGCCTAAAGCGTAATGAGTCCAAACCAGAGTCCTTTATGGGTCGACCTATGATAGATGGAGACTCCCACGATCTACGCTTTATAGACCCGCAAGGCGTCTTTGTTGGTTTGTTTGCTAAAGGTCACGCATATAAGGACACAAGCGGATTCGTATATGATGTAATTCACGCATAATCCTTTTCACAGTTGACTCCCCAACTAGGCCGCCATTGTGCGGCCCTTTTTTTTGTGATCACATATCAAACGCTTGTTATACTTTTGTGATCACGTTTGACTCTGTTCTCTGTTATTTGTGATCACAAACTAAACCTGCCAGATGGTTGGCGATTCGCTATCCGAGCGTATATATTTCTCGTTTGTCAACCTATCCTTTTGCCCCCTTGACATACCCAAGTTGGGACCCTCCATATTCTTACGGGTGATTCGGCTATCCGAGCGTTACCCACCCTACATCCGAAAACAAAAAAAAGTACAAAAAAGATTCGTTTGTTATCAATAACTTATAAAAAAGTTGTAAAAAACGTGTTACAAACCCTAAAAAATGCCCTTATATATACATAAGAGATATACTTAAGTATATAACTACAGTAAATGGGATATATTAATATATAATATATATCCCATAAACTTAAGTATTATACTTAAGTAGAGTTTTCCCAAGTCAACCATGACAGATCTTTACGGTATTGTTGTTTTGAGGGACAGTCATGCCGATGCACTTGGGAATTTTATAAGGACCGTAATCTGTGACTGATAGCAGAGCATTACCATATAGCGAAGTTGTCGCAAAGAAGATCCGTGAGGGTATTCGTAACGGTGTGTCGATGAAAGACATTATGGGGTCGATACAGAAGTATCAGAATGCCCCACGTTCTACGAATACTCTCTATAAGATCTATGGACAGATGATCTCAGAAGAACGTGCTGAGATTATAGGTCAGGTTGGTGCTGTTGTTGTTCAACAGGCACTAGATGGCGATTTTAAAGCTGCTGAGTTTTATCTACGGTCTAAGGGTGGTTGGTCTCCTACTCAAACTATTAATGAGGTTGAGCAGTCTGAAGACCCCGATCTTGATGAGGGTGCGATAAACACTTTGATGTCGTTACTTGGAAAAAATGAAGATAACAGCTAGTAGGCAACAGCCTACGTCTCGTCAGATTGCTCTGACCGCGAGTGATCTTAGGTCACTACCACCCGAAAAACTAAAACAGGTACTTTCTGAGCTAGGGCAGAATAAAGCTGAGGAGCTTAGGTATCTGTGGCCTTTCTGGGCTAGACAAGAACAGCTAGAACCAGAAGGTGATTGGAATGTCTGGATAGCTCTTGCTGGTCGTGGTTGGGGAAAGACTAGGGCTGGCGTTGAGTGGGTTAGAGAGCAAGTTAAATCTGGTAAGAAACGTATTGCTGCTGTTGCTCCTACAAACTCAGATATCAGAAGGGTTATGGTAGAGGGTGAGTCTGGCTTCCTTAATGTTTGTTGGAAGGGCGACAAGACACACAGAGGCGGTAAGATGGGGTTTCCTGTTTGGTCGCCTACCAACAGAACCCTAACGTGGGAGAATGGAGCTAAGGTAGAGTTCTATTCTGCAGAAGACCCAGAGCGTTTACGTGGACCACAGTTTCATGCAGCTTGGGCAGATGAGGTTGCAGCTTGGCGTAACCAGCAAGATGTTTGGGATATGCTACAGTTTACCTTACGTCTTGGTCGTAAACCAAGGGTGATGGTAACAACTACACCAAAGCCCACCAAATTGATGAGGGGCTTAATTGCTTCTCCTGATAGCTACATTACCAGAGGATCTACCTTTGACAACGTAGACAACTTGGCAAAGCCATTCCTTGATACAGTTAGAAAAGAGTATGAAGGAACAAGGTTAGGGCGACAGGAACTTTATGCTGAGGTATTGGAAGAAGCTGATGGCGCACTCTGGACAACAGAAATGCTTGACGAGTGTACCATTGAAAGAAGTGAAGTACCAGAACTCAATCGTATTGTTGTTGCTGTAGACCCTGCTGTAACAGCTAAGACAGAATCTGACATGACTGGTATTATTGTTGCTGGTGTAGATGTAAATGGGACTGGATACGTTCTTGAAGATGCCACGGACAGATTTAGTCCTCAACAATGGGCAGCGAAGGCTATCTCGTTGTACAGGGAGTATAGTGCGGATCGTATTGTTGCCGAAAGGAACCAAGGCGGTGAAATGGTCCGTAGGACACTTGAAGCAGAAGATGAAACAGTTCCTATTCGCCTTGTACATGCTAGTCGAGGAAAAATGGCTAGGGCTGAACCTATATCTGCACTCTATGAAAAACATAAAGTCAAGCATGTTAGAGGTCTTGACGAGTTGGAAACGCAAATGAGAACTTGGGAGCCTTTAGGTTCTCTGGGATCTCCCGATAGGTTAGACGCTTGCGTGTGGGCATTGACCGACCTAATGCACCACGGTAATCCAACCCCTACCTTAAGACTTGCTTACTCTAGCGCAAAAGGTTTAGTGGCCTAAATGAAGAAGATTAGTGAACAGCTAGGTAAACTAGAGTTAGGCCAAGGCGGTGAGCAAACCCGCAATGGGACTATTCGTGCAGATGAGTTTCTGCAAGAGATTAAAGGTAAAAGAGCTATCAATAAGTTTCGTGAGATGCGAGATAATGATAGCACTATTGGCGCAATTATGTATGCCACAGAGCAGGTTCTACGTGATGTAGATTATTATGTTGAACCAGCTAAAGATACAGCAGCAGGTAGAAAAGAAGCAGAGTTTGTCGAGACTATCCTAAAGGATATGGAACACTCCCTTGATGATCACATTGCAGAAGCCCTTTCTCACTTGACGTTTGGGTTTTCTTTGTTTGAGGTGGTCTATAAACGTAGACGTGGACCTAAAACAGATGATCCAAAATCTTACAGCAGATATTCTGATGGTAGGATAGGCGTAAGGAAGCTGGCTTCTAGGGCGCAATGGACCATAGAGAGCTTTGATGTTAATAAAACAACAGGCGATGTTTTAGGTGTTAAGCAAGAACAAAACTATGGCTTAAAGTCTACTTACATCCCTGCTAGTAAGCTATTGCACTATAGAACAACAAATACAAATAATGATCCTTCTGGTCGTTCTATTTTACGGAATGCTTATACTTCATATCAGTACCTAAAGAACTTTCAGAGTGTGGAAGCCATAGCTGTTGAGAGAGAGCTTCATGGTGTTCCTATTGGAAGGATTGCTGCAGAATACCTTTCCCCTGACGCAACTGCTGATCAAGTATCAGTACGTAGCCAGATGGAAAAGATCCTAAGAGACCTTAAGTTCAATGAGCAAGGCTATGCTTTGTTGCCCTCTGATGTATATAGAGACATAGATGGAAAACCAACCAACCAAAGAATTGTGGACATTGAACTTATTACAAGTAATGGCTCTCGCAACATTGATATCAACCCTATCATCAGCCGCTATCAGCACGATATTGCTAGGAGCGTTATGGCTGAGTTCTTGATGTTGGGCGCAGGAGCAAATGGCTCTTATGCATTAAGTAAATCCAAGACTGACTTGTTCCTACGTTCTATGGAAAGTTATATCAACTCTATCTTTGATGTGTTGAACAAACAGTTAATTGAACCACTCTGGCATATCAATGGACTTAACTTTGACCTTATGCCAAAGATCTGCGCTGGTGATGTTGCTCCACATGATCTACGTGAACTTGGTAGTTATCTACGTAACTTGAATGGTGCTAACATAGATCTGAGTGATCAGGACGACATTGTGAATGCTTTGTTGGCTAACGCAGAACTTCCACCAAAGAAAGTAATAGACGGTGGCAACTCTAATTGAATTAAAAATTGTAGCTTCAGGTAATACGTTTTCTTTAGGGTCGTTTGCTATCGGTATCCCTAACCCAGTATAAAAGAGTTAGGTCATGTCCAGTAGAATATTACAGGAAAACTCTGACCTACTTCTTACTCAAGCTAATGAGCCAATTGCCAATGAGAGCTTCAGTGCCAGTCTAATCCAAGAAACACAGGAAATAGAACAAATGTTAGGAGGTTGGACAAGAAGAGCTTACGAAGTCCCTGATGGGAAACTTGTTCAAGCTGAACGTGAAATCCAGCAGACTTATGGAGATAAAGTCTCCATTGATCGTAAGGCTAAATCTCTTATCAAGTTTGGGCGTTCCGCTCAATTAAGTACAAACACCCTTGAAACTATTTGGACTGTTGGTGGAAACGAAAGTTACGTTACAGACAACACTATTTCTTTTATATCTTCCTCTTCTGCCTCTGATACACAACAAATTACGATTGAAGGGCATACTTTAGCTGATAACAAATTTACTTTTGTCGTACAGACAGTGACTTTAAATGGACAGAGTGCCGTATCATTAATAACAGATCTTGCTCGCGTCTCTCGTATATATAACAATGGCAGCACAGAGTTAGCAGGGAGAGTTGTGGTCTATGAGAATACTACTATCTCAGGTGGCATTCCCACAGACGTTACAAAAATCCACATTGATATACCTCAAGGTTTTCAACAGTCCTTTAAAGCCGCAACAACATTCAGTAACACTGATTATTTTATAATGACTGGGTTTTATGGGGCTGTAAGTTCCAAAGTCAGCGCAGCAGTTGATTTTTATGTCGAGGTCAGGGATGTAGGTAAAGTGTTTCTTCCAAAAGGGTGTTTTACAGCATCTTCAACTGGTGGCAACTCTGACATTACCCTAGATCCTGCAATCATTGTACCAAAGAACGCAGATGTTCGTATAAGAGCCGAAACTCCAACTAACAATGCCGTGGTGTTTGGTATCTTCAAGGGTTATATAGCTAAGGTACTTTAATGCCCTATTCTCGTAATTCAGAGCTTCCAAAAGCAGTGAGGCAAACCGTGCCAGAGGAAAAACACACACAGTTTCGTCGTGTCTTCAATTCTGTCTATGCAGACACCAAGAGTGAGCAGAGAGCTTTCGCTGCTGCTTGGTCTGCAGTAGAGAAAAGACAGATGGATGAGGACTTATTTACCAACCCTGCAGAAGCTCGTACTAGAGCAAGAATGATGGGACTTGGTGAAGAAATCCATACACACTTTATGAATGGTCAAGCCCTTTATATGCCAGCAGCTACGCATGAAGCGTACATGGAATATTACAATGAGCTTGGAGACATAGAAGACAAAGAAGAACCCGATGATTTACTCTCTAGGGTCTTAACTGCTATCATTCAAGAAATTACCAAAGTGGATATGTCTACGCTGGAAAGCAAGGCAAGCGACCACAATAAAAAACATGGGGGTAAGGGTAAAGTAACTGCTTCTACCTTACGTCAGGTTTATGACAGGGGTATCGGTGCATACAAAACCAATCCCTCTTCCGTAAGACCTAACGTGTCCTCTAAAGAACAATGGGCTATGGCGCGTGTCAACAACTTCTTACGTACTATTCGCACTGGTCGTTTCCGTAGCGGTAAACACGATACTGATTTACTCCCTACTAAACACCCCCTGTCAACAAGAAAGAATGACGTGTGGGATGAGAGTGAATTGCCTACCCAAGCAGCCATTGATAAAGCAGACAGACCTCTAAACAAACCATTCAGACTTCCTTCTGGTTCAAGCAAGAAATTTGGGGTTTATGTCAAGGATGGTGATAAAACCAAAAAAGTAACTTTCGGTGATCCTAACATGGAGATACGCCGTGATGATCCCAAAGCCAGAGCCAACTTTCGTAGTCGTCATTCGTGCGATACTGCAACTGATAAGACAACTGCGAGATATTGGTCTTGTCGTATGTGGGAGAAAGGTGCCACAGTGAGTGATTTAACTAAAACAGAAATTGAGGGCAAGATCCTTAAGGCAGACGAAGAGCAACGTATTGTCTATGGGTGGGCCTCTGTCATTACTGAGAATGGTGAACGTGTTGTTGACCGTCAAGGTGATGTTATCGAAGCTGACACACTTGTGAAAGCCGTAAATGATTTTATGGAACATATTCGTGTTGGTAAAACAATGCACACAGGTAAAATGACAGGGCGTGTAATTCACTCTCTGCCTATCACCAAAGAAATCGGTGAGAGCCTTGGCATACAGAGTGACCGTGAAGGATGGGTTGTAGCTTACAAAGTCTACGACGATGACGTCTGGGATAAGGTCAAATCTGGAGAACTTGCGGCCTTCAGTATCGGTGGTCGTGCAATCAAGGAGAAACTAGAAGATGCATCTTCTTAAGCAACTTGAGCTTGACGAACTATCTTTGGTTGACCGTCCTGCGAATGCGTCTGCCAAAGTTGCTCTGTTCAAGCGTGATTCCGAAGAGGAAAATATGGAAAAAGCATACAAAATGAGTGATGCCGAAATGGAGGAAATGGACAAGATGTCTGATGACCTCAAGGCTAAACTTCATGGCTACATGGAAAAAGGTTACACTTTCCCAGAAGCTAAGAAAATGATGGACGAGGATGATATGAAGAAAGCTGACGAGGATATTTCTTTGGAAGCAGAACTTATCGCTCTGAAAGAAGAAAACGAAAGCCTACGCAAAGAGCTAGGTGAAGTCGTTGAGAAAAAAGAAGAGATCGTAGAGACGATTGAGGTTAATGGAGAGATGGTCGTAAAGGCTGACATTCCAGAGCCTGTCTTGAAAGCTCTTGAGGAAGCTAAAGTTGAAAAGCAGATGATTGAACTGCGCAAGAAAGCTGAAGCTGAATTACCACACTTTGACGTTGAAGTAGCTATGTCGTTGCTTGATGTTATTAAGGGTGATGCAAAAGTCCTAGAGGCACTTAAGGGCGCAGACGCTGCCTTTGCTGCTGCTATGGATGAAGTGGGAGAGAAAGTTGTCGAGGCCGACATGTCTGATCCACAATCTAAATTAGACAAGATGGTAGACGCCTATGCCGAAGAGCATAAGGTCAACAAATACGCTGCTTTTGATGCCATCTCTAAAACAGCAGAGGGTAAATCCCTTATCGCTAAAACTTATGAAAAGGATGAGTAATCA